CTTTCATAAATGTAATGTACTATAGAATATTAAAAAAGTCCACCATTACCGTTTGAATGACTACCTGCATATGTTACAGAAACTGTTCTATCTCCAAAATCAGTTGAATTACCTGTTGAGGCGATAGTGATTTGTTCTAAAGTATTTACTTTTGATGAAGATGGAGCTGTTGCTCCTAATGCCATTACTGCTCTTACGGTATTACTACACCCTCCACTAGTATCTTCAGCGGCTGATGTTAAATCTCCAAAGTCTGTAGCGTTTCCATGTGAAGCAATGGTTACATAATCTATTTCATTATTAGGATTATTTCCACCATAAAATACTCCTCTTGTTCTAGAGCCCGTACCACTTAAAGCAGATCTTCCAACAGTAAGGTTTCCAAAATCAACAGAATTTCCAGTTGTGACTATTTCAACAAAATCTATTACATCTTGCACTCCAGCTGGTGTGCTGTAACCTCCACCAACAACCATTCGAGTTGTAGAACTCATGGCGCCTCCTGGGTAAGTATGCACCGTTCTATCTCCAAAATCAGTTAAGTTTCCTGTTGTAGCAATTGTACAAAATTCCATTGTGTTTACTGATTGATCGCTTACATCTCCAAGACAATGAATAGCTCTAGTATTATTATTTGCAGACATTCCATGTTGACTAACAGAACTTATATTACCAAAATCAGTTGCATTACCTGTTGTTGCTATTGTTATATAATCAATTACATCTAACCTAGTAGGAGCACTATTTCCACCAAAAAATATTCCTCTTGTTCTACTTGCAGCTGAACTATTCATCCTCTGTCTAGCAACAGTTAAATCTCCAAAGTCTGTTGCATTACCTGCTGTTTGAATATTAACAAAATCAATTACATTAGTTGTACCGGGTGTCATACCACTACCCCAAACACCTCTATGTCCAGTAAGACCTGGCCATGTATTATCAGTAACTTTATTTTTAGAAATTTCGTTTACTTTCCAAACGCCGTTTGCGTTAAATCTAGATGGATAACTATTTCCCATAGTTATGTCCTTAATCTATTAGTGTCTCGTATGATACGACAACATCTACAGTTGATCCAGCTGACGCTCCACCTCTTAATAAATCTGTTTCTTGTAAATATAATGATGAATTTTTATCAACAATGTCTACTACTGAATTAGCTGGTACTGTAACTTCGTTTGCAATTTTTACAACAGTTCCTGCTACTTCAAAATCAAATGTAACTGTTGCGTCATTATCTGTAATATTTGTACATCTAATAACATTAATTTTACATACTGTTTCTGCTGCGCAAGTAACCATAGTTGTAGTTAATGTAGTAGTTAACGCTGCTACAAAACTTACACCTTTGATTGTTGCTACTGATACTATATTTGGTGCTGCCATAATTTATTCCTTTTCCTTTTTAACCGAAAACTATTGCCATTGCAATAGCTGTTCCTGTTGATATTCCACCACTTATTGAAGTATGGTCTGTTCCAGCTAGATTTAATGTATCACAATATAGCGTACCATCAAAATAACCATCTTTAAATTCTAGCGACGAGGTACCTAAGTCAACATCATTGTCTGTAACAGGAGCTATAACTCCATCTGCCATAGTAAATTGTGAAGTACCACCAGCTGAAAAAGCCATTGTATCAGCTGCACTAAAGAATAATCCTGTATCTGTATCTCCGTCATTTGATAATATAGGTAAAGCAGCAGTACCATCTTTAAATTGAGCCTGTCCTGCAGCTGACATATCAAGTTTTAAAGCTGTAATTGTTGCTCCACCATCATTTCCTTGAAGTAATATATCAGAATCAGAAATACTACTTTGTATTCTAACTTCAGCAGAAGCATGAATGGTTTTAAGATATTGAGTACCACCATCTCGAAAAGTAATTTGACCATTATTATCAGCATCTAAAATTATATTTCTTGTTGCATCTACTAAAATATCGTTAGAAGTTGTAATTGTTAAATCTGTTCCATCTCCTGCTATATTTTCTCCAGCATCACCGAATTGCACAAAAGAATCATTTGCTAAAATAACATCATGGTTAAATGTTGCCGAACCAGCAGCTGACATATCTAAAGTTAAAGCTGTAATAGTTGACCCACCGTCATTACCTTTAAATATCGTGTCTTTATCAGATACTAATGATGTAATAGTTAAATCATCATCAGTCATATCTACCTGACCAATATCGGTTGAACCATCTTTAAATTTTATCTGATCACCATCAGCGTCTAATGTAATATCTCCAGTAACATTTACTGTAACTGAATTAGGATCAATCTGTATGGTACTCGCAGATGAATTAAGACTTATAGAACTACTACTTGCTACTGTTAAATTACTTCCATCACCTTCAATCTTTTCACCATCATCGCCAAATGTTAAACCAACGTTTGCTGGAATGTTAATATCTGTTGTAGCTGTTAAGTGTAAATCATTAGATGAATTTACTGTTAAATCTGTTCCATCACCAACTATGTTTTCACCAGCGTCACCTAATCGTAAAATACCATTGTTTCCTAAAATAATATCGTGATTAAATGTAGCCGATCCAGCATCACTACCATCAAGTGTAAGCATAGTAATATCAGAAGTATTATCAGTTCCTTTAAATATAATATCTGTATCATTTGCTGTAGCATCAATTGTAATGTTTCCAGATGAAGTTGATAAAGTAACTGCTGCATCACCTATTGCAATATCATCTGCTGCTATACTTGAAGCTGTAACACCAGTTTGAAAATATGTTTTAAATGTAGCGGCAGTTGTCAATCTCATTGTACCACCATCATTTGTAATAATTCCATCGGCATCTGCAACTGCAGTTGTTCCTGTTGAAGTGCCACCATCTATTAAATTAATTTCTGCTGCCGTTGCCGTTACATTTGTTCCACCAATATCTAATGTTGTTACAGATATTTCTCCGGCAACTGTTGCAACACCGTCCGCTAATGTAATTAGATCTGTGTCATCTGTGTGACCAATTGTTGTGCCATTAATAATTACATTATCAACTGTTAAAGTTGTAAGTGTACCAACAGATGTAAGATTAGGCATTGCTGTAATTTCATCATCAAAGTATGCAGCTAAATCTGTAACTGCAACTTGCACCATTGTACCGTTGTCGTTTAATACAACTCTATCTGCATCAGCGACTGTTGTAGATGTGGCTGACGTTCCACCATCAACAATATTTAATTCTGCTGCAGTTGAATCAACTGCTGCAAGTTTAGTTAAATCTGCTTGTACTAATCCAGAAACTCCATCTAATAAATTTAATTCTGCTGCTGTTGAAGTAATTGCTGTGCTTCCAAAAGTAAGTCCACTTTCTGGTACAACTATGCTACTTCCTGATTGCGCTGTAAAAGTATTTGCTGTAAATTGAAAATCATCTGCTCCTGCAATTTTAATATCTATCTGGTCATCAGTATCTGCTGTAATAGTTGTATCACCATCAGCATCTAAAACTAATTCTCTTCCTTCAATATCAAGTGCTCCACTAAATCCTGCATCAACAATGTTAGTTCCGTCTGAGTATAATAATTTTGTAGTTTTTTCTGATACACCAAAAGTAATACCAGTTCCTGATGCTGTTTTAAATTGTACAGTATACGCACCTGATGTGCCGTTTGTTACAATGTAAACTTTTTCTACAGAGTCAGGTACAGTTACAATAGAGTTTCCTGTTATTGTACCCGTTAGTTTTATAACAGCGTTTTGTGCTGTTGCTGTAGATGCACCATCTGTAATACTTAATGCTAATGTACCACCACTAGTTACTGCTTGTTCTACGTAACCAGAAATGGCTGTGTTAACGATGTCTAAGTTGGTATTAGTTTTATCTCCCCAAGTACCGGCGTTCTCGCCAGTTGCCATTTTTTCTATACCAAGTGTTGTAAATGTTGATGCCATAATTTAATTCCTTAAGGTGTTGGAGAGTTAACAGGTATTCTAATAGTACCATCAGTGTAGTCATCTCTTCGTCTTCTACCTAATTGTTCTCCTCCAAATTTTTCTATTTCTTGTTTATATTTTTGTTCGTAAAGTTGCAACATATCCATTGGTCCTTTTAAAAAAGCATATGCTTCAGCTAGACAACAATATAGCAGACCATTTGGAAAATTTAAACTAATATAACTAGTTTCATTATCTGTTGCTTCTAGTTTTGTTGGCATTACATCGTAATGAATTTGATATTCGTATGTTGAATCTGGTACAGGAGATAATAAAATAGCGCCTGAAGTAGAACTAGTATTACCTGTTCCACCACCTTTCATAGCATAGTATTTAGGTGTTCCACTATCTGTGTTTGCTGATACATATTCTTCTAAAAATGTTATATCTCTTTTTTCTAACCAAACGTTAGCACCAGTTGTAACTGATGTTGATGTATAAACTTGCACACCTCTTACATCTAAAGCTCCTGCAGGTAAATTTACAAAATCTTGATTGGTAACTAAATTACCTGTAGTAGATGCTCTATAAGCATCAATAGGTGCATCTCTTGCAATTCTATATTCTGCATTTAAAACTATATTTTCTATAATTGAATCTGACAATACAGTGCTAGAAACTTCGGTATAGTTTCTAATTTGTGTTCTTAAATCTGTGTAACTAATTCCTGACATATTATGCTGTCAATGTTGCTGGACCAGCCGAACAACTATTGCCTCCTCCTGATATACTACCTGTTGTAGCAGTGTTTGTATCTACAGTAAAGTGATAGAAATTTGTTGTGTTAGTAATGTTTCCGCTTGAATCTCTTTTACCAACTGTGATAGAATATCCTGCAGCTTTTGCTAAATTAGCTCCTGTTATTCCATCAAAACCAACTGGATTTTCAAAACCATCTGGATCAGATGATGTGTGAATAGGTCCTCTAAATCTTACGGTGTCACTTGTAGATCTACCGTGAGATTTTTCAAATACATTTATAATACCCGATGACGCTGTAATTGTTTCAAAAGGATCAGGGCTCAAGATTCTAGAGACTTCGTTTTCTGATCTATCTGGTCTAGCATTAGATAAACCAATACCTTCTCCAGATTTAGAACTGATTTCTAATTGAGGATGTTTTTCTTCATATTCTGAAATGTGAACAAAATGACCATTCCATTCTTTAATCATTTCATTATATGGAAATTCCATTCCTGATCGGTCTGATATTGCTTTTGCGTATTTTCCTTTTGCGAATGCCATTATGTTCCTGGATAATAAGTTTTAGGAAGAATATGAACACTTGTAGAAGACCCATCTTCTGATAGTGCTCTTGCTAATTCATCCTCGTAAAATAATTTTAATTCTTGTGCTCTTTGTGG